ATGACACTTGGACTTCTTGTGTTGCTTGCGGTAAAAGAGTTACAGGCGATTCTATTCATACTTGCTCACCCCAGTTAAAGCAACTAACAGATGAGGAAATAATTGATATTGCATTAAAAGAAGTTGATGGCTGGGTAACAAAAGAGCATTTAAAGAATTTTGCTAGAGCAATACTAAAAAAGGCAAGTGAGAAATGAACGACTTTTCAACACCATATCTTGCATTGCACAAATTAATGAAAAGCTTCCATGAAGCTACGTCACGGGGTAAATATGACCTTGCTTATCAAATTTCATTAGATATTACTGATGTTGCCCACGACCTTGAATTAATAGCTAAACAATTGTCAGAAACTTATGGCGTTTAATATTGACGTACCACAATTTGTTATTGATATTAGCGAACAATTTGTTGAAAACAACAATTTAGGTCATCGCCCAGACGGTTCAAATGGCACCAAAGAACAACAATTAGTAGGTGTAATTGGGCAAAATATGATGGCTTTAGCTTTAGGTAAACCATTTATGCAACCATCTGAAGGGCATGATGGCGGCATAGACTTTACTCTTTTTGGCAAAACCATTGATATAAAAACAATGGGCAGAACCGTGCCACCAAAATTAGAATATGTAAACAATCTTATTGCATCACAAACTAAATTTGATGTTGATGCTTATGTATTTGCTAGTCTTAACACCAGTAACAGTAAACTAACCATATGTGGCTGGTTACCTAAAGCAACCTTTACATTTTATGCAAAATTTTATGAAAAAGGCACAATCCGTGAAAGAACTAATAGCACTTCTTTTGAATTAAAAGCTGATACTTATGAAATTCAAAATGAAGATTTAATACACAATATTTACAGTTGGCCCGATTTATTTCTTAATATTTATAATTATGACAAAAGCAGAAAGTGACCATTATGCTAAATTGGCAAGATTGGGGTGCATATTGTGCCAACAAAATGGAATTACTGACACCGACACGCCCGTGGAAATTCATCATATCCGCAGACATGGCCAGCCTAGAAAAACCGCTAAAACTATACCCTTGTGTATGTGGCACCACCGTCTTGCAAATACCAGCGTTCATTCCCTTGGACATCGTGGATTCCAAAAATACTGGGGTTGGAGTGAAGAAGATTTATACGAAAAAACAGAAGAATTGTTAAATGACAATTATTAAACTTCCATACCCACCCAGCATGAACACGTACTGGCGCAATTTTCGTGGCCATACTGTATTGAGCAAAGCTGGGCGTGAATTTAAAACCGCAGTTGCAGAATGTGTTGTTGCCCAAGAAATACCCAAATTTGGCAATAAACGGCTTGAAGTGACATTATTTTTATATCCACGTTCAAAGGTAGTTACCGACCTAGATAATCGTTTAAAAGCGGTTTTAGACGGTTTAGAAGATGCCGGCGTTTATGACAATGATGGACAAATTGACGTGCTAATGATTCAACGTGGAGAAATACGTAAAGGCGGCGGCGTTGATGTATTAATAGAAGTGATTTAAAATTAGTCATGGCTTACGATGAATACGATTACTCCAATGAATCAAATGCGGGAAACCCATCCCTAAAAGAATCGCTATACAACATTTTGAATGGCCTTCAGAATGAAAAGAATTTGCGTGAAACTGGCGAAGGTTTAACTAGATTACGCAATGCGTTTCCAGGCGTAGCGGAATCCGTTGGCCGTGGTGCATTAGCTTCCGTACCAGGCGTAATAGGTGATACAAGTGATTTTGCTAGAACATATGCCCCAAATGTAATGAATGACGTATTTGGACCTAGAGCATTTAATACCACTAGGGAAATACTTAATAACATTCCAAGAATTACGCCAAGCCATGAAGGCGCTGAAACATTAGAAGATGTGGGCGCGGCAATTAGCCCTGGTATTGGTGGCGTACTAAAAGACACGGCTTTATTAACCAAGGGTTTACCCGTAGGTTTATCTATTAAAGACGTATCAAAAGAAGCTAAAACTATTAATAAAATTGATGAATTAGGATTTCATTCGTCATTAGAAAATGCCGTTAATAACATTGGTCAACCTAAAGGCACCGGTGAGCAATTCCTAAAACAATTGGAAAAGACCCCAGGCATAAAAACAGAAGAATTAGAAGTAACGGGACTAAAGAATTATTTACAAGAACATCCAAGCGTTACAAAACAAGAAGTTATTGACCACATTAATCAAAACAAAGTAAAGCTTGAAAACAAGGTATTGAGTGAACCTACTGGTGAAACTGCCGAAGATTATCAATTACAAGGCGGCGATGTATATCACGACCAAGATTATATTGATTCAACCGCAGAAGATTTACGTTATNAATTAGAAAATGATGCTGATATTTACCATCAAGAAAAAGAAGCATTAGTTGAAAGATTTCCGGAATTATATGAAGGCCATGAAAATGAACCTGACGTAGCCGCACGGTTAAATCAACACGTTGAAGAAAACATTAAAGAATTAGCCGATACCCAAGCCAGGGAAATGTATTACGAAAACCCTATTCGCCATTATTACGATGAACATGGATATGACGTATATGGCAATGATGAAATGGGTTATTCAGTTAAAGACCCACAAGGCCGTTTTTTAGATATTGGCGGTAGAAATGGTATTTATGATATTAATGATGCCGAATCATCATTACGTCAACATCATTTAGATGAAGGCAATATCAATTATGAAGGCGATGGTGCTAAATACGAAGATTACACATTGCCTGGTAAATACACTAATTATCGTGAAGTTCTAACTACTCATCAACCAACCCCAGCCATTGTTAAACAACTTTCTAATGGTGCTTGGACCGCACAAGATGCGCCTAATTCACCATCTAATATAGGTTTTACACGGGAAGATGCCATTCGTGCATGGAGAAATGAACAAAAAGATTTTGAATCAAGTCATTATGATGAACCCAACATTCTTGCTCATACAAGATTAAATGACCGTACTATCAATGGCAAAAAAACTTTGTTTGTAGAAGAAATTCAATCAGATTGGCACCAGGCTGGGCGCAAACATGGTTACAAAGAAGGTGATAATTCTGCCGAAATTGCAAGCATAAAAAAACAAATCAACGATGAATCAAAAGAATTTCAAGATTTAACATTGCAAATTTTTAATGCTAAAACAGATGCAGAAAAAGCACCTTTATTGGCACGTCAAAAAGAAATTGGTAAAAATTATCAAGAATTAAAACAAACACTTGATAAAGAAGAAGCTAAAAACATACATGGTGTACCTAATGCCCCATTTAAGAAAAACTGGCATGAATTGATGATGAAGCAGATTCTTAATGAAGCAGTTAAGGGTGACTATGATGCCATAGCATTTACTACTGGACGTCAACAAGTAGAACGTTATGAAAACCAATTACGTCAAGCCGTAGATAAAATTGAATTTAGTAAAGGTTACCCACCAGGCACTATTACTATTCAAGGCGTTAAAAATGGCCGTAATTCGTTTGAAGGCACCGTTGAAAATGGAAAATTTATTGATGGGCCAGGAAAAGGCAAAACAATAGAAGAAGTGCTTGGTAAAGGTTTAGCAAAACAAATAGAAGATCATCCTGGCGGTGAACTTGGCGTAATCCAAGGCAAAGACCTTACCATTGGCGGCGAAGGCATGAAAGGTTTTTACGACAAAATATTGCCGGATTTTGTTAATAAATATGGCAAAAAGTACGGTATGGGCACAAAAAAAGCCAATTTGGGTTTAAATGAATGGCGGCAAGATTTAAGTGATGAAGAATTAGCTAAAGGTTTAGAGCAATTTGGGCTTGACACTAAAAAGTTTTATCAAATGGGTATTAATGAACGTAGCAATTTGTATGAAAAAATATCAAAAGAAATATATCCAGTTGAAGCAAAAGACCAGGTGCATTTTGTAGAATTGACTGATGCGGCCAAAAAAGACATTAAATCTAAAGGCCAGCCATTATTTAGCAGTATAGGTTTAGCGGCCCCAGCCCTAATGCCGGAAGATCAAGATAAAACCAAAAAATAATTGACAAAATAGTAAAATAGACGAAAATATAGAAACTAGGCTTTTCTAGTTCTTTTTGCAAAAAGGAAACATTATGGGTTATGGATTAAAAGGCGAAAGCGGCGAACGTTTTCCAAAAGGTGTTAAATCAAGCGATCGTACAGGCGAAAAAAAGGGTTCTGAAAAGGGTGTAAATTCCACCAAATTCATGCCTGGCGCAACTGGCGAAAAGATTCCTAAAGGTGCAACATCAAGCGATACAACTGGCGAACGTCATGGTAAATTGGTTCGTGGTGTAGCTATGGGTATGAAAGATGGTATGGGCGGCCGTGAAATGCACATGGGCAAACACGATGGTCGTTTAGGCGAATTTAACCACGGTAATACTGGTGAATCCGTTTGCTATGACCATAAACGTTCAGGTCACGACCAAGACGATATGTAATTATGGCTCAATTTACTGCCAATCTAAACCCCCCAGCTAATCAAAGTAGTTTGGGGGATTTATTAAAAACCAGCGCATATTTAAAAGATGCAAAACGGGCAAATCAAGTCCAAAAGACCAAATCAACCCCGTGGAGTGATAAGCCAATGCAAAGCGGCCAAGACATTTCATTTACCGCTGGTTCAGGTAGTCAAGCACCAACAGATTCAAATTATTACGCAGATTAAAGCGAAAAGCCCTAGCACGTGAAGGTAAACTAGGGCCTTTCTAACCAACCAACTATTAAGGAGTTGATATGGCTGATGTAGATTTTATATTAAAACCAATGGGTGACAAAATCGTTGTTCGCCCGGATAAACGCACTTTAAGTTCTGTAATCATTGTTGATAACAAAGAAGCAGACAATATGGGAACCGTAGTAGCCGTAGGACCAGGTAAAAAGGTCAATGGCCGCAGAGAAGCCATGCCAATAGAAGTAGGTCAATACGTCAGATTTGGCACTATGAGCAAAAATTCCCAAGACGAATACCTAAAATTTCAAGAATACTTTACTAACGATGAACGTTATTTGATAATGTCATGGCAAGATGTATGTTTTGTAACGGAGCCAATATGACAGATCAATCAACAATGGCATTAGTATTTATCGCTTTTGCTGGTGCAATTACAGGATGGGCTTGTTATTTATATAATAAACGCCAAAAAGAAATTGCATTGTGGATAACAAATCGTGAAAAATTATTTCAAGAAAACATAAAAAAACGCCCAACTTTAAAAAAAGCAACCACCCAAAAGGAAAAAACCATGCCATTAATTAAATCAGTAAAACCAGCCGCATTTAAGAAAAACGTGGCCACAGAGGTCAAGGCCGGTAAACCAGTAAAACAAGCAGTAGCAATCGCATATAGCGAGAAACGTGAAGCACAAAAGAAAGGTAAGAAAAAATGAACTTAAACGACTTAAAACTATCCTTTGACCATTCTGTACAAGAGATGGAAATCATTCTTCAAGGATTACGTAAACTACCAATTGAATTAGCTTTAGAAATCCATAACAAACTGCATTTTGGCGCTAAAGCAATGGTGGATAGCCATCTTGCACAAAGCATTGAAAAAGTAGCAGATACTCCAGTAGAAACACCAACAGAAACACCACAAGCGTAACTAAAGAAAGCTTTACAAATCATGGATATGGAAATCGAAACGAATAATTCAAGAGGGGGTCAAATTGGCAATCAAAACGCCAAGAAAGGCAAACTCTTTTATGAACGTATTCGCATGGATTTGCTTCAAGACCCAAGGAAGTTAGCTAACATAGTTGGTAAGCTTATTTCACTTGCTGAAGCTGGTGAAGCCTGGGCAGTAAAGGAAGTAATGGACCGTGTTGATGGAAAAGCTATTGCAACGCAAGAAGTCACCGGTCCAAATGGTGCAGAACTAAAAACTGGCGTTCAGATAACTTTTGTGGACCCTGATGGAAACGTCACAACAGATTAAAGATGCTATCGCCAGGGAACGGTTTCCGGCTAAATTAAAGTGTTTATTTGAACCAAAGCAAATTCGATACAGAATTTTGTATGGTGGACGTGGTGGGTCAAAATCATGGGGAATATCTCGCGCCCTATTGATTAAGGGTATTAAATCCCCTATTCGGGTTCTATGCGCCCGTGAATTCCAAACTAGCATTAAGGATTCTGTTCACAAGCTATTAAGTGACCAAATCTACGCTATGGGATTAGAAGCCCATTATGAGATTACTCAAAACACTATTCGCGGCATTAATGGCACGGAATTTATCTTTGCCGGCATTAAAAACAATATCAATGGCCTAAAGTCTATCGAAGGTATTGATATATGCTGGGTCGAAGAAGCAAATAACGTTACGGCCCATTCCTGGGACATTCTTATTCCTACAATCCGTAAAGAAAATAGTGAAATATGGATAAGCTTTAACCCTGAATTACCAACAGATGAGACTTATAAGCGTTTTGTATTAAATCCACCTGAAAATGCCATAGTTACCAAGCTAAATTGGAATGACAACCCATACTTTCCTGAAGTATTGGATATGGAACGCAGACAGCTTCAAGCACGTGACATAGAAGCATATAACAACGTTTGGGAAGGTATTCCACGTCAAACGATTAATGGTGCCATCTTTGCTAAAGAAGTTACTATGGCTGAATTACAAGGCCGTATATGCAATGTCCCATACGATGCTATGAAGGGCGTTCATATTGTGTTTGACCTTGGGTTCAATGACCACACGGCAATTTGGTATGTGCAACTGTTCCCAACTGAAACCAGGCTGATACGTTACGAAGAAGATAATCAGCAAACCATTAGTTATTGGTTGGCCAAGATTCAATCCTACGGCTATATGATTGACACTATATGGTTGCCGCACGATGCTAAAGCCCATTCTTATCAAACTGGAATGACAATTGAACAAATCGTTCGCCAAACAGGACATAAGACAAAAGTATTAGATAGGGTGCCAGTTGTAGATTCAATTAACGCGGCAAGAACAATCTTCCCTAAATGCTATTTTGATAGGCAAAATACGGAAGAAGGCTTACAATGTTTAAGACATTACCGGTATGAAGTTGACCCCGAAACGAAGCAATTTAGTCAAAAGCCGTTACACGACCATTACTCAAACGGGGCCGATGCCTTCAGGTACATAGGACTTATGATTAACGAACCAAGGAAACCGGTTAAAAAGACCGTTCCACACGTTCAATCTAGCTGGATGGGATAGATATGGCTGAATCGCAATTTGATGATTACGACCCTAGAATTGACGATGCAAAGCAATTCTTACGTTTTGCGGCAGATGCCGATACCAATAACCGTTCAGAAGCATTAGATGACCTAAAGTTTGCCGGCGGTGACCAATGGCCAGTAGAAATTCAAAATAGTCGTAGCGTGGAATCGCGCCCATGTTTAACCATTAATAAGGTTGATGCGTATATCCGTCAACTATGCAACCAGCAACGTCAGCAACGCCCAAGGATGAAAGCCCACGGGATGAACAACCAAACTGACGAACAATTAGCCGATATTGTTACTGGAATGTGCCGTCATATTGAAAACAAATCCAATGCTGACCATGCTTATGACACCGCTTACGAATCAGCGGTACGTATGGGATGGGGATATTGGCGTGTAAATACACGTTATGTTGATGAAAAGTCATTCGACCAAGAAATCTGCATTGATACGATTGATAACCCATTTACCGTATATTTTGACCCTAATTCGGTGCTACCTGATGGTTCAGATGCCGAAAAAGTATTAATCACAACGGTAATTCCTAAAGAAAACTTTAGAGCCATGTATCCTGGCGCTGAAGATGGTTCAGGTTTTAGTATGCGTGGTACTGGTGATAGTGATGCTGAATGGGTAATGAAAGAAGATATTCGCCTTGCAGAATACTTTTATACCAAGATTGTTAATGCTGACCTAATCCTATTGTCCGATGGCACACACGTCTATGAAGATGAAATGCCAAGTCAAAAGGTTTTAGAATCTGCCGGCGTTTATGAAGTAAGCCGCCGTGGTTCTTGGCGCAAAGAAATCCATTGGTGCAAACTAACTGGTATGCAAATCCTTGAAGAAGGTAAATGGGTAGGCAAATACATTCCTGTTATTCCGACTTATGGTCAACAATTGGTTATTGAAGGCAAACGTAAGAAGTTTGGCTTGGTTCGTATGGCCAAAGACCCACAAAGAATGTATAACTTTTGGGTTACATCCATTACCGAATCCGTGGCCTTGGCACCTAAAGCCAAATGGATTATGGCTGAAGGACAAGATGAAGGCCATGAGAATGAATGGGCGCAAGCTAACACCAAAGCAATGGCTTATCTGCGTTACAAACAAACAGATACCGATGGCGTACCAGCACCACCCCCAATTCGCCAGGCACCGGAACAACCGCCAGCCGGAATTATGGCCGCGGCCGCTGGAATTAATGCTGATTTAATGGCCGTAGTGGGTATTTTTGACCCATCACAACTGCCACAAGGCCCAATATCCGGTAAAGCATTACAAGGTCAACAGATGCAAGTTGACATGACTAATTACCATTATTACGACAATTTGACCCGTTCTATTGCCCATACTGGCCGTATTATTCTTGATTTAATCCCCAAGATTTACGATAAAGAACGCGTAATGCGCATTATTGGTGATGACGGCAAGCCAAAGATTGTCACTATTAACCAGCAAGGTAAAGACGAAAACGGCATAGATAAGGTTCTAAACGATGTAACCGTTGGCGAATACGACATTGTGATGGAAACTGGCCCTGGATATAGCACTAAACGCCAAGAAGCCGTTGAATCCATGATGACTGCCTTAACTGCTAATCCAAACCTATTTGGTCAGATTGGTGATTTGGTATTTAGAAATATGGACTTCCCAGGAGCCGAAATCATTGCAGATCGTTTGGCTTCTATTAATCCATTAGCCCAAATTGATGACCAGTCCAAGATTCCACCCCAAGTTCAAATGCAAATCAAGCAAATGCAAGATGCACTGCAACAAATGGGACAACAAAATCAGCAATTGCAAATGTATATCAAGCAACGCCAAGACGTGGAAGAAGTTAAACAAGGCCATGAAGATAGACGTGCCATGCTCAATGCCCAAGTTAAAGTTAATGACCAAAATACCCGGTCAGTTACTAGCCAAAACAAGATGGAAATTGATGCACTTATGGAACTTATCTTGCATCACATGGATACCGCAAAGCTTGAAAGAGAAATATCAGCAAGAAATCAAGAACAATATGGATTTGCAAATCAAGCGACTGCTAGTTTGCAACCAAGTAATGTTGCACAATCGCAGTAAAGTGTTGTATAGTTGAAACAACCTACCGATGGGTTCATCGGGCAAATTCTTGGAGTGAAGTCCATGTCAGAAGCAAATGTAGCAGAACGTTTGGCATCAAACGTAGTAACAAACGATAATTCAGCAGATTTTTATGCTGGGAAACTAGGTTTAGCTACCGAAGAAAGCCCAACTGCGGCTACTGTTGATGAAAATCCAGTAGAGCCAGAGGCCCAAGTAAGTCAGAGTGAACCAGCCCCATCGGAAGAAGATGCGACTGTAACAGAGGAACCAAAATCTAACCCCAAGTTAGAAAAACGTTTTTCTGAACTAACCAAAGCACGTAAGGCGGCCGAAGAAAATGCGGCACGTGAACGGGAAGCTAGGGAAAGTTTGGAAGCACGTTTAGCGGCTTTAGAAGGGCAAAAAGCACCACAAAATACGCAGATTGCCAATACAAAGCCACAACCAGACGATTACGCAGATGCGTTTAAATACGCTGAAGCATTAGCCGAATGGTCAGCAAATGAAGCAGTAGCAAGACGTGATAGGGAAGTAAGGCAACAACAAGAGCAAGCTAAACAACAGGAAGTATTAACAACCTGGCAACAAAAGCTTGATGCAGTTAAAGCTGAATTACCTGATTACGAAGATATGGTTGCATCATCAACAGTTGCAGTAAGCAATGAAGTACGTGATGCGATTTTAGAAAGTGATGTTGGTCCAAGAATATTGTATGAACTTGCTTCAGACGATGAATTGGGCGCCAAGATTGCTGGACTATCTACTTCTAGTGCGTTAAAGCTGATTGGGAAGTTAGAAGCGAAGTTTGAATCGAAAGATGAAGAACCAGCTAAAAGTAAGCCTGTTGCGGTGAAGTCAAATGCACCGAAACCGATTAATCCTATTCGTGGGACTGGCAGTCAAAGCGTATATACAGATGGCGAACAAATCGACTATCAAGCTTGGAAAGCTGGCCGTAAGACAGGAAAGATTCGTTAAGGTAAAAATTTAATTTACTCCTTAAAGGAATTTGTATCATGGCAAATAATTTATTAACCATTAGCAAAATCACCAACGAAGCGTTGATGGTTTTAGAGAACGAACTTACATTTACTTCTGAAGTAGATCGTAATTATGATGATCAGTTTGCGGTAGTCGGCGGTAAAATCGGTGCGACCGTTAATGTAAGACGTCCTGGACGCTTCGTAGGTGCGACAGGTCCGGCTTTGTCCGTTGAAGATTTTAATGAGACAAGCGTACCCGTAACATTGACAACTCAATTCCAAGTTGCGACCCAGTTCACAACACAAGATTTGGCATTAAGCCTTGATATGTTTTCGGACAGAGTTTTGAAACCCGCTGTAGCAACTATTGCGAATAAGATCGATCGTGATGGTCTATTGATGGCTAAAAACAATACTGCAAACATCGTTGGTACTGCTGGTACTGCACCAACTGGTTTGATTACTTACCTGACTGCGGCCGCTTACCTTGATTCTGAAGGCGCACCACGTGATGGCCGCCGTTCTTGCATCGTTGAGCCATTCACATCAGCAACTATCGTTGACAGCTTGAAAGGTTTGTTCGTTCCACAAGAAGCAATTGGCGAACAGTATCGTAAAGGCCTTATGGGTCGGGATTCCGGCGGCATGAATTGGAAAATGGACCAAAACGTTCAGGCACAAACATTCGGTAGCTATTCCGGTGCAACATTGTCATGCAACGTTACAACTGCAACTGGCTTCTTGACTTCAGGTTGGGCGCAAACTTCTACCATCACTATCGGTGCTACAAGTGCGGCCGCTACATTGAACCAAGGCGATACATTTACAATCGCTGGCGTTTATGCAGTTAACCCACAAAACCGTCAAGCTTATGGTTCAGGTAAATTGCGTTCATTCGTAGTGACTTCTACTACTTCTATCAGTTCTGGTGGTACTGCTTCTGTTACTGTTTCCCCAGCCGTTATTACTGCTGGTCAGTTCCAAAACGTTAGCGTAACTTCAACTGGTTCACAGACAGTTACTCCATTTAACAATATTGGTACAACTTCTTCACAAAACATCATCATGCACCGCAATGCGTTTACGCTTGCAGTAGCTGACCTTGAATTGCCTGAAGGTGTTCATTTTGCTGGTCGTGCAAGTGATAAAGAAATTGGTTTGTCACTCCGAGTCGTGAGGCAGTACACCATAAATAACGATAGTATTCCTACTCGTCTTGATGTGTTGTACGGTTGGGCGCCTTTGTACCCTGAACTTGCTTGCCGCGTAGCATCGTAAGCATTAAATAGCCGGGCCTAAAAACCCGGCATTTCAACCATATTTAAGGAAATAATCATGAGCAATCCAGGACCAGCATCAACCCAAACGATTCACCCATCAAATCTAGCTTCTAACCAAGCTATCCGTTTGATTGGTGTTTTAGTTGGCGCAAACTTGAACCAAGGCGCAAGCACAGATTTAGCTATTCCAGTTCAAAACACATCAAACTTTTCAGTTAGCAACGTAATTGTTACCAACGCATCTGCAAGCTTGTCATCGGCCACTATTGGTCTATACCCAGCCGCTAATGCACAAGGTACTGCTATTGTTGCCGCCGCTACTGCGCTATCGGCTAATACAAGCGCTTCAGTAGTTAATCAGTTAACTGTTGCTTCTACTGCTACCCAACCAGGACAGAATTTGTATGTTCGTATTGGTACAGCACAAGCCGCTACCGCTGACATTTATGTTTACGGTTACGACTTTAGCAACTACAACTTAACTAACCCTATTGGGGCTTAATTAAGTAAGAAGTAAAGGAAAGGCCGCCCCCAAAAAGGGTGGCTTTTTTCTTATTTAGACTTATAATTAATCATCCTCATCTAAAGGAAAAATCATGTCATCTACTACCATTACACGTGGTAATTCCCACGAAACGTTTTATATTCAACCATCATTAACACCAGTTTCAGTTGCCGCTAATACAACTGCCGTGCAAACTTTTAGCATTCCTGGCTTGCAAACAACTGACATCGTTACTGTTATTGGTTATAACGGTTCACAAATTGCTGGAATTGTCATTGCTGAAGCCGATTGTTTGGCCGCTAACGTATTAAGTATTCAATTTGGTAACTTAACTGGTTCCGGTGTTGTTCCAACGGCTGGTGTTTATACCATTGCAATTACTCGTCTTGAAGGTCCAGCCCCAGTAACGGCGGTTTAATCATGGCTAATACTTCCGTTTATCGTTTTATTGGACCAACAACGGCTATTACCGTTAGTGGAACATCATCAACGGCAGTTACGATTACTCCAGGTGGCAACGACCAAATTAACTATTGTGCGTTTCTAAATACTGCTTCTACACCGGTTGCAATTACCATTAGCCCAGTTGTTCAAGGCGTTGGTTCTGCACCGGCCGCAGTATTACCTACTGGTGGAAATAGTAGCCAGTCTTTTGTTTTAGGTGTAACAATGTCACAACCTACTGTTATTGCAGTTCCGCAGATTTTCTCAATTACCGCAATTGGTACTTCAGGAACCCTGTATGTAATGCCAGTAGCCGACCAATCATAAGGAAATAATTATGGCAAACCCAGGCGTTGCAAATAGTTCAGTAACAAATTTAATGCCGGTACAGGCAACATTTAATACGGCTGGGGTTTGTACCGGTTTAATTGGTCCTGGTGGTGTAGTATTTTCTCCACCTTTAAGCGGTAATACAGAAAACCCATCAACATTATCTATGGGTGGAAATTTAATTGCTACTAGCAATACTTTGCCTACTATTTCTGCTGGTTTTGGTACAAGCCCAACAATTACTGCCGTCAATACACTTTGTTTCAAAATTGTTGTTGGTACTGGCGGTGCCGCTAATGGAACAATTACACTTCCAGCCGCCGCTAATGGCTGGTTAGGTTTTGGTGCTGACGTAACAAGTGGTTCTACTTTATTTTTGCAATTAACTGGAAGCACAACAACTTCTGTAACATTTACTAGCTATTCAGTAACAACTGGTTTAGCCGCAAATATGTCAGCCGGTGATGTAGTTTTGGTTAACTGTATAGCTTATTAAGGGTTTTTATGACTAACCCATCAAATTCTGCGGTACAGAATTTACTGCCAGTTCAAGCGTATTTTAACGTTGACGGCAGTTTTAATACATTTATTGGTCAAGGTTTGCCGTTTTATGCAACTGCTAATCCAATCCAATCCGGTTTAACTATTACAAACAGTACGTTAAATAGTTCACCAATTGGAAATACAAGCCCATCAACTGGGGTATTTACTAGCATTGCAACAACAACCGGTACGATTTCAACCCAACCAAGTGGTGCAACTGACATTGTTAATTTGCTTGCATTGCAGTCTTATGCCGCTGGAATTAGCTGGAAACAACCTTGTGCTTGTGCAACCCTTGCAAATATTACTTTGCTTGGTTTGCAAACAATTGACGGATATACAACATTAGCCGGTGACAGAGTTTTAGTTAAAAATCAGTCAACTGCCGCTAATAATGGACTTTATATTGCTTCTGCTACTGCTTGGGTACGTGCCCTTGATGGAAGCACTTACGATGAATATGTTTCAGCTATTACATTTATTGAGTATGGAACACAAGCTGGTGGTGCTTGGTTTTGTACCGCCGTACCAGGTGGAACATTAGGTGTAACGGCTCTTAATTGGTCACAATTTACTACTTCAGCAACGTATTCTGCTGGTACAGGACTTACTTTAACTGGTAGCCAATTTAGTATTACTCCACAAGGTACGGCTGGAACTTATGGTTCTGCTTCAAGTGTTCCAGTATTTGTAACTAATGCAAGCGGTCAAGTTACTAGCGTAACGAATACAAGTATTGCAATTGCCGCAAGTCAAATTACTAGCGGAACTATTAATTCAAGTCTTATTAGCGGTTCATATACAGGCATTACAGGCGTTGGAACATTAACTGCTGGCACATGGAACGCTGGAACAATTGGCGTTGCCTATGGTGGTTCTGGCGCAACTACATTGACTGGTTATTTAAAAGGTAATGGAACAAGCGCATTTACTGCTTCTACAACCATTCCAACTACTGATTTAAGCGGCACAATTAGCAACGCACAATTAGCTAATAGCACTATTTCAGGTGTGGCATTGGGTGGCAATTTGTTTAGTTTGACTGCCGGAACAAACATTACATTTAGTTCAGGAACAACGTATAACGGTTCTTCTGCAATTACGATTAATGCAACCGTTCCATCCCAAGTTTATCCTGGTGCTGGTATTGCTAATTCAACTGGTAGTGCATGGGGTACAAGTTACTCTACAACTGGTAGCGGCACCGTAGTTGCTTTAGCCACAAGCCCAAGTTTTACAACACCACTTTTAGGAACGCCAACTTCAGGTACGTTAACAAACTGTACAGGATTGCCAGTATCAACTGGAATTAGTGGATTTGGAACTGGTGTAGCAACTGCATTAGCAGTTAACGTTGGTTCTAATGGTGCTTTTGTAATCAATGGTGGCGCACTTGGAACACCATCAAGCGGTATAGCAACCAATTTAACTGGAACAGCTTCAGGGCTTTCTATTGGTGGAAATGCCGCAACTGCAACAAGCGCAACAACTGCAACAACTGCTACAACAGCTACTAATGCTACGAATATTGCAATTACTGATAACACTAGTTCTAGTTCTACTTGGTATCCAACCATTGTTTCTACAACAACTGGTAACTTGCCGCAAACAACCAGTTCTACAAAATTAAGTTTTGTTCCATCAACTGGAGTCCTTTCTGCTAATGGTGTAGCTTTAACTGGTAATACTGGAACTGTAACTTCAGTTGGCATTACTGCTGGAACTGCTATTTCTGTTAGCGGAAGTCCAGTCACAGGAAGCGGTTCAATTACAGTTAATAATACTGGTGTAACTTCTGCCGTAGCTGGAACTGGTATTAGTGTAAGTGGTGCAACTGGTGCGGTTACTTTTTCAAATAGTGGGGTAACTTCTGTTGCGGCTGGTACTGGTATTTCTTTATCTTCATCTACTGGTGGAGTAGTTATTACTAATACTGCTTCCGTAAACAATTCCCAGTTATGTCGTGCTTGGGTAAACTTAAATGGAACTGGTGGTGGTACTACTATTCGTGGCTCATACAATGTAAGCTCTGTTACAAATAATGCAACAGGAGATTGGACTATCAATTACACAAATGCGATGGGAAATGCAAATTATTGTGTTACTGGCATGGGAAGTACAAATCCAGGCACTTATGCAAGAAATATTCAATGTGTAAATAGCCCATCTTCAGGAAGTGTTCAAGTACAAACCGACAATTTAACTGGTTTATATAATGTTGGTTATGTATTTGTTGCAGTATTTAGTAATTAAAAATAAATAATGACACAAAGGAAATAAATAATGTCATCTTCATTAAATGGAACTGGTGTTACCTTTTCTGATTCCACAACAATGTCTAGCGGAAAACAGGCGGCAAAGGCTTGGGTAAATTTTAATGCTTCATCAAATACTATTAATGCTTCTTACAATGTTAGTTCTATTACTTTAATAAGCACAGGAGTTACTAAAATTACTTTTACCAATGCAATGACTGATGCTAACTACACAGTAACAGCTATGGGTATTGGTGGTGGTACTGGTGCTTGTATTTGGGGAATTGATTCAACTTCTGCTTTTACAGGAACACCTAATGTATTAACAACTACACAAGTGCAAATAAGCTCGAGAGATGATGCTGGAAGTATCGTTCAAATGGGTTTAACAATGGTTCAAGTTTTAGGTAATTAATAAGGATAAATCATGACTCAAGTAATTATTCACACTAACTCCAATGGTGGAGTATCCGTTACAGTACCAACTGGCGAGTTGCCTATCAACGAAGTTTTAGCAAAAGACTGCCCATCAGGTGCAATCATTGTTGATGAATCTACACTTCCACAAGGTGCAGATGCTCAATTCTTTGACGCTTGGGAATTAAACGGCTTTACAGTAACAGTAAATTTTGAAAAAGCTAAAGCTATTAAACTAGTTCAGTTTAACGCTAAAGCTATTCAAGAGGCTCAAGCAAGACAATTAAATACTTTAGCTGGTATTGCCAATGCTGTTAGTGATGCAGATTTTACTGCCAGTCTAATTGCTGGTCGTTCTTCTATTGCTTCTGCAACAACTACTGCCGAATTAGTGGCTATTACTAATCCAGCATAATGTTTACTTGGAAAATATTAGAATTGTTTGCTAATGACGATAAGCTAACCGCAGTTCGTTATTTGCTTTCCGGAACTGATGGAAAAATTACAGTTAGTTCTGAAGGCAAACATGAATTTAAAGATGGGACAGTAAACAAATCTTTATCTGAAACAGTTGAATCAGACCTTGTTCAATGGCTTGAAAAAGATACTATTCAGGACGATGTAAACCCTATAAAATTAGCAATAGAAAATCAATTAAAAGTTATAGAAAATGCCAAAAAGGTAGATTTTCCTTGGTTAGCTAACACATTTACGGTGGAATAATATGGCCCAGCCAATTGACATTATTAGCGGTGCATTAAAAGATATTGGAGCATTAGCTGGGGGCGAAACACCGACTGCTGAAGCGGCCGCAGATGCTTTTCAAATGATGAATGGTATGGTTGACCAATGGTCTAACGAATCCATGATGGTCAGTTATAAGACTGAAATTATATTCCCCATTACACCTGGTCAAATTCAATACACAATTGGCCCTGGCGGCACAATTGGGGCTAAATTTACTGGTTATATTAGCGGAAACGTATTAACTGTTACTGGTATTACCCAAGGCGCATTATCACTAGGGCAAACATTAGCTGGAACGGGGATTGCAAATGGCACAACAATTACTGCTTTTGGTTCGGGCGCTGGTGGCAACGTTAATGACAATGGCACATACACCGTTAATATTTCTCAAACGGTTAGTTCAACATCCATTAGTGGCTACTATCAACGTCCTCTTGCAATTCAGTCTAGTTTTGTGCGGATTAACACTAATTCTAATGGCACTCCTATTGTTAATGGGGGTCTTGACTATCCAGTTGCCGTACTCAATTTAGAAAATTATGAAATGATTGGTTTAAAGACCTTATCCGGTCCTTGGCCAAAAGCCATTTATTATCAACCTAGTGACCCATTGGGCAATATTTTTGTATGGCCAAATCCTTCACAAGGCGAAATGCACATATTTGCAGACACTTTGTTTACTCGTTACAACACTATTTATGACCCAATTGTTTTGCCACAAGGTTATGAACTTTGTTTACGTTGGTGCCTTGCTGAACGTTTAATGCCTATGTATGGCAAAAATGACCCAGCCGCATTAGCAATGATTGGTAAATTTGCCGCAGATGCTAAAGCAACCTTAAAACGCACTAATATGCGCCCAATTCAAGCTTCTACATTTAGTGATGCTTTGTTAGTTGGACGTCAAAAAGATGCCGGATGGATTTTGACCGGCGGATTCTTACGATAGGAAATATATGGCTTCTACTAACTTTGTTGATAATTCAACCGTAATATACGCCGCATGGCTTAACGATGTAAATAATGCCGTTTATAACGGTGTTTTTGCTTCTTCAACAATTAATCCAACAACTGTAAACTCAACAAACATTGTTTCCATAAATGCAACAATTACTAATTTAACTGTTACAAATTTCACTCCTACATCTGTTAAATTGCCTAATAATTGGTCTATTACAACTACTTCTTCAAAATTATATTTTAACTATAACGGAACAAATGTTGCTTCAATAGATACAAGCGGAAATTTTATCGCACTTGGAAATGTAAACGGAACTACTGTAAGCGGAAGTACATCTGTTGTTGGTGGCAATTCTCCTGTAACTCCATAAGGATTCAAAATGGCAGATTTTGGATTTATTGGACCTTCTTATGAAGCCCCGTCCATCTACCAAGATGCACAGGAGTGTATTAACTTTCGACCTGAAATTGACCCTTTAAAACAACCAGGCCAAAACGGTGTTGTAGCCCTTTATCCAACACCTGGACTTACAAACGTATTGACATTAAATCAAGCCGAAGTGCGTGGTATGCGTACTGTTTCGGGTGGCCAATATATGGTTATTGTTTGTGGTGGCTATGTATATGTGGTTAATTCATCATTAACACCAACAATTGTTGGAAATCTTAATACTTCTACTGGTGTAGTTGGAATTACTGATAATGGTCAAAACGTCTACATTACTGACGGTGCTTATCGTTACACATGGCGTATTTCTAATCCATCTTCAGCAACTTTTACTGGTTCTGTAACAGGAACAACATTAACTGTTACTTTAATGAAATCCGGCACAGTAACGGCCGGACAACAATTGTTTGGTAATGGCGTAAATGCTGAAACTGTTATTACTGGACTTGGTACCGGTACAGGCGGAATTGGTACTTATACAGTTAATATTAGCCAAACTGAACCATCTGAAGTATTTAATTCTTCAGCAGTAGGCGCCCAAATTACAGGGTCAATTTCAGGTAAAACTTTAACCGTTACTGCTATCGGCGCTAATCAAACGTTATATCCAGGACAAACTATTCAAGGTGTTGGCGTAACTGCTGGAACGATTATTACGGCTTTAGGCGGTTCTGCGGCACTTACTTATAGCATTACTACCGCTGGTACCGGTTATGCCGTTGGTGACACGATTACAGTAACTGGTGGTATATATACACAACAAACAACTTACACAGTAGCTTCTATTGGCGGTAGCGGTGCAGTAGCTACTTTAACACCAGTTACTTATGGTGTTTATACGGTTCAACCTGGTACCCCAGCAACAACTACAACTAGCGGTAACGGTACAGGGTTAACCCTTACTTTAACGTTTGGTACGGGTACTGGTGGTACTGGTTCTTATGTTGTTAGCACTTCACAAACCGTAGGTTCAGAAACTTTATATGCGCTTAACTTTAGTGTTTTGCCGTCTAGTGATGGTGCTTTTAGTGGTGCGGATGTTGTTGATATTGTAGATAACTATTTTGTTTATAACCGCCCTGGAACACAACAATGGGGTTGTTCTAATCTTCTTTCACCAATTTCTAATCAATTAAACTTTAGTTCAAAAGACGGCGCCCCCGACAATTTAATTTCTGTCATTGTTGACCATCGTGAAGTTTATTTGCTTGGTGAAGCTTCTTCTGAAGTATGGATTGATGCCGGATTGTTTCCATTCCCATTCCAACGTATTCCAGGAACATCCACCCAGCATGGTATTGTTGCCAAATTTTCAGTATCTAGGGTGGGTAATTCATTCGCTTATTTAAGCCGAAATATTCGCGGCCAATCACAAGTAATGCTAATGAATGGCTATGTACCAACTCGTATTAGCACCCATGCCGTAGAAAATACTTTAGTTGACCAATATGTTGAAGATGCCGTAGCTTATACGTATCAAATGGAAGGTCATGAATGTTATGTTCTTTCTTTTTCAACTTTAGATTTAACTTGGGTTTACGATATGTCCACAAATATGTGGCATAAATGGCTTTCTGTTGACAATAACAACGTTTACCACCGTCACCGTTCTAATTGCCATGCTAATTTTCAAAATATGAATTTAGTAGGTGATTACGCTAATGGCCAAATTTATCAATTAGACCCAAAAAATTACACCGATAATGGTGATGAAATACGCAGATTACGCCGCGCCCCACATTTAGTTAGTGATTATCAACGTCAATATTTTGATGAATTGCAGATTTATTTTCAACCTGGCGTTGGTTTAGAAGGAAACATTACTACTACACAAATAACAGGAAATGCCGTTGCTGGTACCGCTATTGCTGGTATTGCTATTGCTGGGGTATCAAGCCTTATTACAACAGGCGCTAACCCCCAAGCAATGCTACGTTGGTCAGATGATGGCGGTTCTACATGGTCCCAAGAACATTGGGTTTCTATTGGCCAACAAGGTGCTTATAAAAATCGTGCTATTTGGCGCAGATTAGGTTACGCGCGTGACCGTATATTTGAGGTAGTGGTTACAGACCCTATTAATCCGGTAATCATTGCCGCTAATCTTAAAGCAAAAGCTGGGAGCAACTAATGGCTAATCAAGGCGTTTACGCAAGTACCCAAAACAATCCATATCCACAATCGGAATTTTTGGACCAACAAACAAATAGGCCAACTAGGGTTTGGCAACAATATTTATTAAATATATTAAACTTTACTTCAGCTACAACGGCAACCGCTGGAAATCAAGTTTTGCCTTCAGCCCCAGCCGGATTTATTAATATTGTGGTTAACGGTAAGCCAATGAAAGTTCCTTATTACAACCCATGAACCTTGTTTATATCAAGCCTTTTGTTCCAGTTAAAACGCAAATACAAAATTTGCAAAACGAACTATTAAAAATGCCCCAATCGGACATTGTGACAGAACACACGTTTTATCCAGGATTTTATGAACGCAAAATTACTATTCCAGCGTGGACTGTATTAACTGGTGCAGAACATAAAACAGGCTATACCGTTCGCCTAGAAAAAGGCACTATTGCCGTAAATGTAGAAGATTCAGTAAAAATATTAACTGCGCCATTGCAATTTGAATCAAAACCTGGCGCCCAACGTGTAGGACGTGTATTTGATGAAGAAGTAGTTTGGGTTGATGTTTATGAAAATCCTGATAATTGTCAAGATTTAGATATATTGGAAGAACGGTTATTTGTTATTCCTGAATGTGGTTTGCAAGACAATAGATTAAAAAAAGAATTAAAAGAAATTCATGACAATTACAAGATTTTTTGTAAAGAATTAGGCCTAAATCAAGAAGAAATTGATAAAATAGTATCAATTAAACATGATTTAATGGAAATGCCAATTGAATATGCAACAGAATTACGGCCATCCAAAATTCATGGTAGCGGTTTATTTGCAACAAAAAGCTTTAAAATGTGGGATGTAGTTTGCCCATGTAGATTAAACGGAAAACGAACACCAGGCGGTAGGTATATCAATCATTCCCATAAACAGAATCTTATGCCAGTAAAAATTGGTGATGATATTTATGCGATTGCTTGTAAAGATATTTACCAAAATGAGGAATTATTGTTGGATTACCGTTCTATGGTTCGTGTTAATTTTGGTATTAATTTAAGAGGGGAAATTCCATGTCAGCCGGTGTATCAAGCACAGTAATTGCTGGAACAGTCATTGGTGGCGCCATGCTTGGTTCTGCATATATGCAGTCACAAGCCGCTGGAAATGCCGCTAGTCAATATGCCAATGCCGCCAATCAAGGTATTAATTATAGTCAGGGTATTTATAACGACATTAAAGGTATGGCCCAGCCATATATGAATACAGGCACACAAGCCAATTATGGTTTAAATGCTATGTTGCCAGGACAATATACTGATGCAAGTGGAAATACTCAACAAGGTAGTGGATATTTAACTGCCCAGCCAACAATGAATGATTTAACTTCTTTGATGCCAAATTACAAGTTTGGATTAACGCAAGGTTTAGGTCAATTTAATTCGCAACTTAATGCTGGTGGTGGTGCAGTTAGTGGAAATGCCATCCAAGGCGGTCAACAATTTGCCCAAGATTACGCTGGTAATCAATTGCAAAACGCATATAGTAATTATCAATCAAACCGTCAAAACGTTGCTAGTAACATATTTAACGCTAATAACATAGGTATGAATGCACTTCAAACGGTATCCAATGCTGGTACTGGAACTGCTTCTAACGTTTCTAATATGCTTTCAAGCATCGGTAATGCACAAGCTTCTGCAACAATGGGTTCTGCTAATGCTTACGCTAATGGTTTAAGTGGTATTAGCAACTATGCCATGTTATATGGTTTAAATAAAATGAACGCGCCAACGCCAACGGGTCAATAGGAAATAATTATGGCTGAATTTACTGCGGATTTAAGTCCAAAAAATACTAATCAAATGACCCTTGGGGACATGATGAAAGTAGGCCTGTATTCGGCTGAAACTGCTATTGCTAATCGTCAAGCGCAAATGGCAGAACAAAAAGCAAAAGAAATGCCAATTATTCAACAATGGGCTAAAGACCCAGCAAATAAGCTTCCTGATGGTTCTTTTGATTTGGAACAAGTTCCAGCATTAATTTCAGTAGCACCAATGTCGGGGCCTGAATATGCTGACAAAATTATTAGTTTGACTAAAAACCATATTGAAACTAACAAAGCATTAAATGAACTTTCAGAAAGCAATAGGAAGCCATTTGCTTCTGTTTATGGCTCTTATGGGCGAATGGCCGCAAATGGTCAAAAAGTAAATCCTGGTGACATTGTTCAATCTTTAGAAACTTTAAAACAATATTATCCACAATTGACTAAAGCGGCAAATGGTCAAATTAAAGGATGGCAAGCTTATCCTAAAGATCATCCAGTTGACCCTCAATCTTTATTAAAAGCACAAAATGAATCATTAACTCCAACTCAATTAATTGACCAATTTGCACCTAAAGCTGAAACTGCTACTATTGGTGGCGCACAACGTCCAATAGTACGTCAACCTTCTATGACCGGTGAACAACCTACTATTACTCCTACTGAATTTGGTGGTGGTCCTAATGCTGTTGGTGGTGGCGGTACAACTGAAGCGCCTAAACCAAGCGCAAAAGACCGTGACATTATTAAATATGACACTTATCTTGATTACAAACAGAATCCAGCACTTGCCAACTACACAGACGAACAAAGGGACGCTTTAAAAGAAGGTAAATTACTTCTTAAAGAAAGTAATGCAATTGCTTCTGCCGCTAAAGAACAAGAAGCCAATACACGTGGCGTTATGGAAAATATTTCTGCCGCTTCAGGAAACCGCCCAGGTCAATTGTTACGTCAGGGTGGAAAGTATATTGTTGGTAATGCAACACAAGAAATGTTGAACAAAAACATTGCACGTATGGCCGCGGCTTCTGAAGTTATGGGAACTGCTAAAACAGACCAATCCCGTTCAGATGCCAAAGTTATCAATGGTAGCGATGATTTAACAGCACAAGCGTTAACTGACATTGTTTCACGTGCAGATGCTACTGTTAAAGCCGCAAATATGTTTAATAGCGCATATAACAAATTAATAGAAAAACGTGGTGTTAATGGTTACATTCAAGCAGAAAAACTTAAATCTGCTTGGGTTGATAATTATGATGTTCGCATGGCCCAAATTGATGCTTTGGCCGCTTCTAATTCACCTGAAGCAAAAGCTAAAGCAAATGAAATTTACGCTACTATTCCTAAAGATGCACGTGAAGAATTTAACCGTAAATGGTCTAATCTTCATGCTTTAGAGCAAGGAAAGTTTAGATAATGGCTGATGATATTGAAGTCCCTGGACTAAAATTCCTAGGTGATTCTAATGTCACCATTGCACCGGCGCCTGATAAATACAAGGATATGCCTACGCCGGCAAAGACTAAATCTGCACCGGATATAGTTGATCTTCAACCTGATCTTTTAGACCGTGTAACAAAGCTTAAAGACCTTTGGAAAAGCAATAAAGAATTAAACCCCAAAGGCGAAGATTTACCTATTACTAGCGGTTACAGAACCCTAGAACAACAACGTGAAGAATATAAGAATCGTCTTAAAAATCCTAATTTAGTTGCTGAACCTGGAACAAGCCGCCACGAAAAAGGCGATGCAGTAGATATTCATCCACGTGTACCTGATTCATTACTTGCAGAAGTAGGTTTACATCGTCCACATGGCGCTAAAGACCCAGTTCACGTACAAATTAACCCTGATTTGCCTTATGAATCCAATGTTGAACCGAATACTGGCAATGACATTGAAATTCCAGGCTTAAAGTTTGTTGACCAAAATTACGAAAAACCCAAAAATTGGGTTGAAGAATTTCAAAAACCATTGCGTGAAATGTCAATGGAAGATTGGAAAAAGAATAGTTTAGCCGCGCCAATAATGGCCTATACCGCTGGCAGTATGCCGATAATTGGCGATGAAGCTATGAAAAAAGAAGCTGAAGCCAATTTGCTTGCAAAATATGAAGCCGCTAAACAAGGCGTTAAATCTTTTGCAGAACATCCTGGTGAATCTATTACCAACATTGCAAAAAGTATTTATGAAAACCCTGGGCGTTTTGCTGGCGAAACACTTAAAGGCGCCATTTATGACCCTGAATTTGCAGTTAGAACACCATTAGGTAATATGGTTGCAAAAACTGCTGAAAAAACGGGCAATGCAATATCTGGCATTGGTGGTGCAGTTGGCCGTAACGTTAAAGCTGGAACAATTGGAAACATTGCAACCGATGTAATGGGTATTCCTATTGATAAAAGCGGTGAAGTGTTGCGTGAAGCCGCACGTTCAGGATATGCAAATCCACGTAACGTTTCTGAACTTGCTGAAAATATGCGTGGCAATAGGTCACCAGCAGATTTGGTTGAACAATTCCGTTCTGCTTTAGAAAATACACGTCATGCACGTAGCGAATCTTATAAAGAAGGTATTGCAACTACTAAAGGCAACCAAGTATTTTTGGACTTTAAGCCTATTCGTGAAGAATTTAATAAAACACTTGAAACCCTTAAATCTAGGGGTGTTGGTGGTGTAGAAGCTTCTAAAGTTGGTCCTGAAACAATGTCTAAAGTTAACGAAATTAAAGGCATTTTGGATGAATGGGAAAACAAGCCTGAACTTCATACTGCCGGTGGATTAGATGACCTTAAACAACGTATTGATGACGTTTACACACAAGGTATGACAAATCAGGCTAAACGTGTCCTTACAAACACTCGTAATAAAGTAAAAGACACCATTGTTAAACAAGACAAGAATTATGAAAAAACAATGTCCGAATATGAGGAAGCTTTAGCTACTGAACGTGAAATTGAAAAATCTTTAGGGCTTGGTCCAAAAGCTTCTGTTGACCTTACATTACGCCGTCTTAAAACCATGATGGGTCCAACATCCACTATGGGTAATGAATTTAGACGTGAATTAACAAAACAACTAGCTGAATCAGGAAATCAAAACTTAATGGAAGCATTAGCTGGCCAATCATTAAAAGAATGGCACCCATCCGGTTTAGCTGGTCCAGCATTAGGAATGAACGCTTTATATACTACTGGCCGTGTGTTATCAGGCGATGTAACGCCATTATCAGGGTTAGCACTTCCATTCCAAAGCCCACGTGTTATGGGAGAATTAATGTATAAAGGCGGTCAAACTGCTAAAAAACTTGTTGAAGCCAAACAAGCCGCTAAAACAAAATTAAGTGAAATGACTTCAAGGAAATAATATGGCAAGTGTACTTTTATCCCCAGTTGGAAATAGCGGTATTCCATTTTTTGATAACAATGGCATACCTTTAAATGCTGGATTGGTTTATACATATCAAGCCGGTTCTAGTACCTTGTTAACTACATATACTACTGTTAACGGAAATATTGCTAATCCAAATCCAATTGTTTTAAATGCTTCCGGACAAATGCCAAATGAAGTTTGGTTGCAAACTGGGTATAGCTACAAATTTGTTATTCAAACTTCTGCTAATGTAACTATCCAAACACTAGATAACGTTTATCCAATATTACAAAGCGCAACTGCTTCAGGCGCAACAATACCGGCTGGATTGATTGCTATTTGGTCAGGGTCAACTGGTTCCATTCCATCCGGCTGGTTAATTTGTGATGGTACTTCCGGTACGCCTGATTTGCGTTCAAGCTTTATTATTGGCGCTGGTTCTACATATTCAGTAGGTCAAACTGGCGGTTCTGCTGATGCTATTGTTGTAAGTCATACCCATACTGTTACTGACCCAGGTCATAAACACAATACAACTTCTACTGGTTCAGGTTCATTGCTTAATGCGGCCGCCAGCGGAGCAACTGGTGCAAACACTTCAACAACTGATACCGCAACAACTGGCATTACATTGCAAACTGCCGGTACTAGCGGTACAGGCGCCAATCTTCCACCATATTACGCATTAGCGTTCATCATGAAAACATAATGGAAATCACCATGTTTGAAATTGACCCAGTTAAGTATGGAGTTTTATGGCAAAAAGTAGAAAGCTATGAAGCAAAATTTGATGAAATGTCTAAAAAAATAGACAAAATGGAAAATTCCATAGAACAATTAGTCGCTATGGCCAATAAAGGCCGCGGTGGATTTTGGGTGCTACTAATGGTTATATCTGGAATTAGTTCTTTTGTAGGGTTTATTGGACATTATTTAAGTAGCAAATAAGGACGGTATAAGAAAGTGTTTAATGTCAGACCCGTTTGGAATAACAGAAGGAGTAAAAACTCTTTCCGGTAGCCTTGATGCAAGCCGGGAAGCGGCTAAAGGGTTATCTAAAAGTATTGAAGGTGTACAACAAGATGCCACAGACGTAGCCCAAAGAAAAGCAATAGAAAGACGTAGAGCATTAAGAGAAGCAGAATTTAAAAAACAAACAGCGTTGATTAAAGCATTGGAAGATTGGAATAAAAAGAAACAAATTAGCGATCAGGAAGCAAAGTTAAAAATAGACTTTGTTAAAAAATATGGCGCTAAAGAATGGGATGCAGTATTAAGGATTAAGTTGGATATTGAAAATATGGAACGCAAAGCAAACGAAGAATACCAACATGACCTTAAAGAAGTGCGTAGAGTTCAATTTGTTTGTTTTGCATTAGCCGCTTTAATATCCTGGTATTTAACTTGGGGCATTAAATGAACGAAAGATGGATATGGTTTTTTATAGCATTGTGTATTTGGCTTACTGCGGGAATTTTAATTATGGGAACTTATTAATATGTTTAGCATAAGGAACACATCATGTCTTTAGACCCTATTTCAGCGGCATTAGACCTTGGCGGCAAATTAATAGACCATTTCTTTCCGGACCCAGCACAAGCGGCCGATGCCAAATTAAAGTTATTAGCACTTCAACAAAGTGGCGATTTGGCCACAATGACTGCTCAAACCGACATAAACAAAACAGAAGCGGCTAATTCATCTGTATTCGTGTCAGGATGGCGCCCAGCAATCGGTTGGGTGTGTGCTTTAGCTTTGGCATACCAATACTTGTTTAGACCGCTTGCCGGAACCGTAGCCGGTGTTCTTGGCGTTACTATTCCACCATTACCTGGCCTTGATGACAATTTATGGCAATTAATGATGGGTATGCTTGGAATGGGTGGTTTACGCACTTTTGAAAAGGTTCAAGGAGTTGCTTCAAAATGAACAATAAAGAACATATTCTGACAATTGCGGCCTGGTCATTGGTTTGTGTTGTAATGGCTATGTTAGCTATGTTTGCTTTTGCCGTTATTGATCCAAACGTTGATGATGAAAAAGTATTTCAAATTATTGGCCCGGCATTTCAAACTATTGTTGGTGGCTTTATTGGTCTTATTACTGGCATAAAGATTGGCAATAGCGATGACTAATGACCAATTAACAACTTTAGGTATAGAAGATAAATGGCTTGACCCACTAAACGCTACGTTTGATAAATATGATATTTCTACTCCAAAGCGCCAGGCTGGCTTTATAGGACAATGCCAACATGAATCTAATAATTTTAGAACTTTGGAAGAAAACCTTCATTACTCCGCTGATGCACTTATGCGTGTTTGGCCCAGCCGATTTTCTGATAGAGCAATGGTTGAAAGTTATGCAAACAACCCTGAAAAAATAGCTAATAAAGTTTATTCCGGTCGCATGGGCAACACGGAAGATGGTGATGGTTGGAAATATCACGGTAGAGGAATTATTCAGTTAACTGGAAAAGATAACTACTTATTTTGTGGACAAGCCCTTAAACTTGATTTAATGGACAATCCTGACCTTTTATTAGAACCGATGAACGCTATGCTATCTGCCGGCTGGTTTTGGAATAAGCGTGGTTTAAATGCCGCGGCTGATGTGTCAAGTTGGGAAGAAGTTACTCGTAAAATTAACGGCGGTGTGTTGGGTTTAGACGACAGAATTGCTAAAATAACCAAAGCATTACAAATCTTGGAAGGATAAAAAATGACTACAAATTTCACCGTAAAAGGTAAAGTTGGTAAATCTTCAAAAGAACATTACATTGTTTTACGTGAACATGAAAAATCAAACGAAAACGAATTGCATCGTTTAGAAGATAAACTTAAAAAACATGAAGCTTTGCCAGCAAGTAAGGCACATGGAAAATCCCAAAAAGATGCCCCATTGCCTAATATGCGTAAGTATTAACGAATACGTGTTACTTTAGCCTTACGTAGCACTTGTTCATATTGTTCTTTAGCCTGGTCATCTAGGCTACGAAGTGGAAGATTTTGATAATACTTCCATTTATCCCTATATTCCTGAAGTTCTGATGGTGGTACCCAACCAGCTATACGCCAACGAATAGTTATATCAGTACCGGCGGCAGTCCAAATATGTTCGTTCATAAATCAGTTTCCCTAATAATTTGTTTAATTAAAGGCCCAACAAAACAAGAAGAAAAGTCATCTAAATTTAAAAATCTATCTTCTTTTATTACGTTTAATTCCCAAGATTTTTCATTATATGTAATTGCAATTTTTGCATCACCAGTTCTTTCTGTTGTTATAGAAATTCCAATATTATTATGTTCTATTCCAAGCAAATTAAATACGTGTTCAAATTCTTTTTCAATTTTGTAACCAGTAATAATTGACCTAGATTCATCGTCAGTAAGAATATGTTTCATAAGTGATATACCCCAATCCTAAATCCATAAACAATTACTAAAAATACGGCCATTGCCGCCCCTAATAAACCACCTAAAATAATATCTTTCATTTGTTTTCCTTAATTGGGTGACAGGCCGAAGTCTTTTTGTATAACAGTCGCTTCATATAGCCGTTGCCGAATAGTGTCAGCGGCCCGTCCTAGATTATTTGGATGTAACTTTTAAAGTGATTACGGCAGTTGTTTTGGTGTGCTTGGCAATTAAATCTGCTGGCACATTGGCTTCAGCAAATACTGCTTTATTGTCAACGGTAGCGCGTTGTGAAAGGGTAACGCAAGCTTTAAACAAATTGCCTTCAATGTGGCCTTCATTTTGTTTAAGTTCGTTTTTTATAATATCTGCTTGTTTTTCCAAGTCAGCGATTTGGGCTAATAACATACCCAACTGGTCAACTTTGTTTAACTGAATGTCGATTGCTTTCATGATTTTTCCTTTTATCTATCACCGCAACGTTGCGATATAAGTAATTTACTAAAGAAAACTTCACTACGCAAGAATTATTTTATTAGGACATACCCGTAGTTGCAAAAAAGCAACAGGGCTGTATTTGGCAGTTACTAGCTATATGGTTGAAAGCCGCAAAATTCCATACTTACTGCATCCTACAATGGCGGCTTAACGCCCTTAAATAAGGTGGGGTACTAACAATCCGTATGTGAAGCGGAAAATCGTTTGTTTTCCCCCATAAATCTATTTGTGATTGTTTTTTAACTGCCAAAATTCTAACAGTTTTGTAAACATTAACCAGTAGCGGTCTAAATCTTCTGCGCTATGCTCTATAACTTTTGCGCCAGTAAAAACAATATTGCCTTCAACCATTTTGTAACCAACAAAAACGTTGGCACACCTGGCTTTAGGCATATCAAAACCCTGACGGTAAGCCGCTAATTGCATCCCATGCTCTGGAAAAACATCAACTTTAGAAAGGTCCGTAGTTTCTTTTGTTTTTAGGTCAATAGAAATACCTTCAAACCCATGCTTTGCTTTAGCCGTTAAATCTGATTTGCCGCCAAAACCCATAGGATGTGCAAAGCTTAATTCAGGCAACCAAAGTTGTTCCCCAAAATGGTCTTTAATGGCCTGTTCTACGGGCCGACAAATTGGCATAGCTTCAGGTATTAACTGTCCTTCAAAAAACGCCTGTATGGTTGCATGAATGTTTGTACCCCTATCCGCGGCAATACGACCAGTTTGCTTGGAATCCATCATGACCCTTTCAAGCCATGCTTGTTCCGGTTCGTTAAGTTCTCTAGGTAATGTTAAAGCACTTAAAAGGACTTGTTGTTGTTTCCATGTATCAAGGCCTGGCTTTGCCGCAACTCCAAGGATTGTTGTAACGCTTGGGCAAAGATTAAGTGTTCTAGCATCCCGTAGCGTGGTTGGGCGTAGGTTCCCAGTTTTTGATTTGACGGTATATGCTGGATTGCCTTCACGGTCGTACCAATGTCCACTTTCACTTTGACGTTCCTTAATCAACATTTTTGGGTTTTCTTCCACGTTTAGGTTTAAATTCATCCGTTGTTATGTCATAAACGGTTTCAAATACAACTTCAACTGGAATTTTGGAATCAAACTCACCACATAAATCTTCTTGTGATTTGTTTTCGTTTTTTGGGTATCTTCTGCACAAACCATACCGGTCACTTGGTTGGCCAGCATAGTGTTTACATTCAGCACATTTCATAAATTTCTTTCAAAAATGGGGGCATAGCGCCCCCTTGTACATCAAAATGGAATGTCATCTAAATTATCTTCACCAGTTGCAACTGGCGCATTAGGTTCAAACGTATTGCGGTATTCGGCAGACTTTTTGATAACACCTTGCATACCTTCTGACAATTTACTAAATTTATCTTTATCAAATGGGTCAAGAGTAAAAATCATAAGTTCGTTAACACCAACGGGTTCACCAAGCTTTTTCAATGCGGCTGGCACCTGGCTAATGTTGGCAATGTTTGCGTATTCTTTGCCATCATAGGTAGAATGAGTAACGTTAACCATGCAACACTTGCCAAGCAATACTTCTAGGTTAAAACCATCTAATTCTTCTTGGGTAAATGCTTTGCCGCGCCAGGCTTCTAAATCTTTACGTAACGTGGCTTTTTCGTCCAAAGATAGCGTATAGCGTTTAGATACGATTAGCGGTTTGCCTTCAGCGGTTTGAAGCGGTTGGCCATCATTATCTTCACCATGTAATTCAAACATAGTGATAATTTTGCGTTGCATCTTTTTTTTACCCATCCATTCGGTAGTTTGCGTACCAATGTCAATGATGCGGTAAAGACGGGCCACGAAACTGCCGGCTGGTGGTAACTTGAAATCGCCGCCAGTATTGGGGCTTTGTTTTGCAATAATCATTTTTTTTCCTTTGTTAATAAATTTCTTATCACGGTACGGCAATATGAATTTGCGGCAGTACCTTCTGATTCGCTAATTTGAAGCCTTGTTACATCCTTAAATTCAGGATTAAAAACTTTTAAAGCACGTGCTAATAAATCTACTTTACTGTTTGAATTAATTTTATTTTCTGTTACTTGACGAATAAAAGCATGGGCTATATTTGGCAATTCATTAAACTTTTGAGTGCATAAATTTGCATACAATTCTTTAATGTATTGTTGGTTATAACCATCAAGAATCAAACAAGTAGCCGCACTTCTAACCATTGCTGAAGAATAAATTTTTATGTTTTTCCCGCAATATTCAGTTAAATTATTAGAAACTTCACCTACACCAGTATTGTAAATTTCAAGACATTGTTCTGCACTTGTAAGTGATCCGCTATAACAAAGCCTGGCTAACACACGACAAACTTCTGCGGTTTTAGGTGTAACGCCTGTAAGGTCAGACAAAGTACGTTTAATACCGTTATCCAAGACTTTATAAGCTTGATTAGAAACACCAGTAACCACAAGCATAGGAATAGTCATTTCAGCTTCAACAATAGCTTCTAAACGATGCTGACCATCAATAAGCTTTCCTGATTCATCAAATGCAACACCTTGATGAGTTGTAATCCATTCACCACGTTTCATCATGTTTGCAAGACCTGATACCCACCAACCACGTTTATTGCGATTGTCAGTATTTGATTCAAGCATTGTTTTTGCCATTGCTGGAGTAACGTTAACAAGTTGGGTCATTAAATTCATTTTGTACCCCCAAATATTGATCCAAAATTGTTGATCACGTCACGTAACAATGGGTTAACGTTGCTATTACGGGGTTTTCCACAAGCTTGACGTATGCAGTCAACTTGTTGTTGGGATAGAAATTCATTGCTAAATTCCATGTCATCTAAAGCTTTTTCTAGGAATTCTTCATGTTCCAACATTAACTGGCTTAATTCATTTTGCATATTTACTCCTTGTTTATCACGGCAACATTGCCGTACTTACAAATGTAAAGTAAAATTTAGTTCTTGTAAAGAAATATTTAGCAATTTAAGGAAAATAAATGACTAATGCACAATTAATTGATTTGTTAGGCAAGCCAGCAAAAGTAGCAAAGATATGCGGCGTAACAGTCCAGGCGGTGTGTCAATGGCGAAAAAACAACAATATTCCTCATGGTCATTTAACAGCGATGGCCGCCACCATAGAACGCGAATCACATGGATTAGTGACTAGAAAAACCTTGTTTCCAAATAATTGGTGGATAGTGTGGCCTGAATTAAAAAATATGTGATATATTTCTAAACATTGAGGACTGGAATACTCGATGAATAGGGTTTTAGAGGTAACTTTGTGGGTTTTGGAAATAAGATAAGAGGTATTTCCAAAGCCATTCCAGCATAAAGCTACCCCTAAAGCCCTTTTTTATTGTCTTTTCTCAATCGTACTTCTTACGATAACAATGCGGTTAAATCGCCGGCGAGAAAGAAAAGATTGGCCTACCAGCACCCGGTATGCGCCGCATGGCCTTAAATGGGGACCATACAAGTTTTAAGGGACAACGGTGATAGACAACCCTTCTAACGAATGAACATTATCTTTGGAAGCATTAGTTCAAGTACAGGCAATAACTTCTTGAATGGATGGTGGGCTTATCACCCTTGGGGAACCTATGTATCAAAAATACAACATTAGGGAAAGCACCTATAAAATAATTGTTGACCACTAAAGAAAACTTTAGTAAATTATCAATACGGCAACGGTGCCGTGAAAAGAAAAGGAAATAAAAATGAAAAACGCAATGAACGCAACAAAATACTCTGATTCATGGAGCAACGTTGACAAAGCAAGATTTCATTATTTCAGCCCATTCGGTATGCTTGCTCAAAAAGATAAATTTGATAAAGAAATTAATGCACTTGTTGATGCTGGCAAATGCAAATCAGGCGCAATTGTTGCTTACGGTTCATTAAATTATTTCCATACAGACAATTTAAGAAATTTAGCAACTGCTAAAAGGGTTACTAATGCCGATTTGTTTGCAACATTAATTGGCCTTGATATGGCAATTCAAGCTTCAAGAAAATTTATTCAAGAGGTTCAATAATGTTTAATCAATTTTGGAAACATTACCCCAGGAAGGTAGCTAAACGTGCCGCCCTGGGAGCATTTAACCGGCTTACTAAAGACGAACAGGCCCAGGCCGTTGAAGCCATAGAACAACACCTGGCGTATTGGAAACTTAAAGATACTGAAATGGACTTCATACCCCATGCCGCAACTTGGCTAAATCAAGGCCGTTTTGAAGATGAATTAGATATGACACCAAAAGAAATAAAGCGCCCAGCTATGCCTTGGTATAGTACCGATGAATTGACATTGGCCAAGGGCCGCGAACTGGGACTACAAGCATATGCCGGAGAATCTATGGGACAGTACCGTCAAAGAATCCAACAACACATTGGAAAGATGGCGGTATGAGTGCGAAATTAGACGGTTACTTATATACCGTACCCAGCTTGGGCTTACCGGTTTTAGGGGTTATTTTGCTAACCCTAGTTTTGATAAACGCCGTGAACGACTTGCTGGTGATATGTACGACCAATGGAAAAAAGGCAACCGTGGACAACCTGGAGATTGGCGATGATTAATTTATTAATAGCTTTGCTTTTATTTACTGGCGTAGTTTTTTGGACCATTGTTATTGCAATGACTATTTATATTTGGATGAACGAATGAAAGCAGATACACGTGTTGTTGACCCTAATGATTGTGTAGATTATCTATACGAATTTGCACCGGAATACGCTAAAGCCAAGGGTGAACTGGCTGAATTGGAAGCATATAAATCCAGTTTAAAAGCCATCAAAATGAAACAATCAAGCGAACAAAGCTTGGGAGCCCAAGAACGTGAAGCTTATGCCAGCCAAGAATATCAAGACCTTTGCAAAGCTATTGGTGCGGCTACGTACAAAACAGAAATGTGGAAGTACCGCCTAGAAAGTGCCAAGTTACGTTTTGAAGCCTGGAGAACCCAAGAAGCCAGTAATCGAAATTTAGAAAGGTTAACTAAATGAACGCAAATGAACTAGCTGATAAATGGGATGCTCAAGGATTTTCTGAATACGAATTGGAAAGAGAATGCGGCAACCAGATGGCAAATATGCTACGCCAGAAACAAGCTGAAATAGAGGCGTTGAAAGAAAAGTTAGACGAAGCTATTGATGCAGAAAAAGATAGGAGATTTGAATGAAAAATGAACCAGTGGTCCCATTTGGATGGTGTTGGTTTGAG